AAAAGCGCGACACGCGGCAGCCGGGCCGGCGGTCGAAAAATTCCCGCCCGCCCATCGCCGTATCGATCGGCGTATTGGGTTCAACGGCCAGCGCCGCGCCGTAGCTCATATTCACTGCGGGCTGGAATCCAGGGCCGAGGAACATGCGGCCCATTTCGATATAGCCCGCCGGATTCCGCTGATCGTCGACCTCCACGCGCCAGTAGCGCGCGTTGACCCAATCGATCAACGGACTGATCGTGTTCGCGTACTGCCCCGCACGCTCCGCATCGGACGGCCGCCCGGACCAAAAATTGTCGTCTTCCCAGCGCAGGTCTGAGGGGTCATAGACTGCCGGCCAGGCGTCGTCCCAACCGGAGGAAAACACCGCGCCGGCTGGGTTCGCCGCCACGGTCGTCGGCGAATAGGGGAGCAACACATTTCCCCTGTTTTCTTGAGCCGACGCAATGTAGGCGCCCGAGGCCCCGTTGCCCGCGTAATTCGAGGTCGTACCGTTATCGAGCCGGATCTGCATACGATGTGCGCCAGCACTGGATGCGGTCGCCCCGATCGTCAATAGCCACCACCCGGTGCCCAGGGAAGTCATGCTCGCGCTGGCGGCGGTCAGCGGTGTCGTACCGCCCGTCCCAAGGCCCGATACCGCACCGGTCGAAAGGTTGAAGGTGGCCTGGGCATAATCTCCGCCGTTCGAAATGACCAGCTGCAGGCGGGAACGCTCCCCCGCCTTGGCCTTGATCGCCCGCACGATCGATTGCCCGGCCCCGATGGCAGCCGTGTCCTGCCAGACATAGTGGATCGCGGTCGAACTGTCCTCGACCAGTTTTTCGGCCGTCAAAAACCCGTCGAAAGTCTGCGCGACGTTCGCCGCGATCGAGGCCGCGACCTTGGTCCACGCGCCGTTGTCGAACTGGTCTGAGTAGAGGAACGAATTCTCGAAATCGAACGCGCCCGCCACGCGACTCGCGCGCATCCGGAAGCGACCGTTTACGCTCAGGTTATGGTTGCACAGCGCCGCCACCCGCACCGCCTGCACCGAGCCGAGGTCGATGTCGAAGGTCGCGCTGGCCAGCGACGCATCGAGGCTGCGCGCCTTTTTCGCCAGGTTGCGCTGCTGGAGGTTGGCCAGCGGCAGGCCGGCGCTCCAGTTGCCGCCGGAAAGCACCGCCGCGTCGATCCGGTTGTTGTAGCCGAGAATCAGCGCGCCCATGTCATCCCCACAGCGTCAACGTGATCTTGTGATCGGCGAAATTGCAGTCCATCGCCAGCACACGCATCAATTTCCCCGACCCAAAATTGAAGCGCGGATACGTGAGCAGCACCACCACGCCCAGATCGAGCGCGGTCAGGGTCGCCACATCGTCCACCCGCAACGTCACCTGCCAGGTCTCGCGCAACACCTTGTAGATGCCGAGCAGCAGCGCCGCCTCGCTGGCGGCATCGAACGGCCGCGCAAGGCAGCTATCGAAGTTCAGATCCTGCGCGTTGGTGTACTGGAGCCGGACGTTCGCGTCCTGCGCCACCGCACTTGCCGCGGCCTGGGCGATCACCGCCTTCCGCGCGGCCGTCACCGCGCCGGCAATGTCACTGGCCTGCACGGTCCAGTTCCTGGCGCAGGACAATGTCACGCGCCAGGCCGGCAGGCGGTCGGTGTCCGTGCGCGGCGCAACGCGCTGAGGGTTGCCGATCAGGTTCGTGCCGTCGAGGTCCACCACCGGCGTGCCCGAAGGCGCGGCGAGCCGGTTGAAACGCAATGTCCCCAGCCGGTCGAAGCCGTACCAGACGCTTGGCTGCGCCACGCTGTCCATGACCGACGCCGCCGTCGAATCGTCTGACACCCACCAGCCGGCGCGGGCCGGACTGGCGGCATCCAGCGCCGCCAGATCCGCCGCGCTGATGTCCGTGATACCCATGTCCGCCGCGATGCGAGCGAGAATCTGCCCGCGGGTGCGCATCACCGGTATCCCTTCCTGTGCGTCGCAAGTCACGGTGCCGTCGGGCGACGAGGCCAGGCGAAACAGCCCTTCCGCCAGGCAGGTGCCGTAGGTGCCTGGCGTCAGCGCCGCAGCGAGAAGTGCCGCGCTGGTGCCGAAGTCGGCACCCGGCGTAATCGAAGCGCCGCGGACGTAGACCGCAGAGACACCGTAGATCGCGCGGTCGCTGACCTGATAGACCAGTTTCGTGGTGTTGACGCAGGGTGGCGAGATTCCAGTCACCTCGCCGTAAAGGCGCGGCTTGATCTTATTTTTGAGATCGTCTGCGTTACCCTCGATGCCCGCCGGAAGGGCGTTGTTGCCGTAGTAACGCCTCCAGAGCAGCGGGCGGTCGAGCGAGGTGAAGCGATCCCGAAGCTGGATGGAGACCTGGTGCCAGTCAGCCATTGCCTGATTCATGGAGGCCTGGAGCACGACGGGCCAGGCATCGGGGAAAGGGTCGCCCGCGTTGCCGACGCGGATGATGCAGTCGCGCCCGTCGAGCCCGTAGTTGCCCAGCCCATCGAGCGCGCCGTCGGTATTGACCAGGATCATCTCGCCATAGCTCGACCGCGACGCGCCCGAACTTCCCCCGGAAAACATCTCCCGCCGCAAACTGGCGGGCTGTTTCAGACGCTCCGAATAATGGGTGTCCGAAAGCGCGTCTGCGCGGGCGGTATTGAATCCCTTGCTGGCATACCGAAGCGTCGCCAGCGTGCCGGCGGCATCGATCGCAGCGGTGATGTCGACGGCGTAGATCACGCGGCGAGCACCTGGCCGAGCTTTCGGTTGATCTCCGCCTGCGATTCACCTTGCGCCTGAGCGAGGGCGATCAACTGCGTGAGTCCCGCCTGAAGCACCGTCACCGTGGCCTGCGTGTTGTCCACCACCTGCTGGCCAGTGACCGATGGCGCGGCCGACGACGCCGCCGAGGAGGCCCAGGGAAACCGCGTGGCGGCCGATTCGAAGGCCGTCAGCGACGACATCACCTGCGAATAGTCGGTCGCATAGGCGGCCGACGCCGAGCTGAAAGCCGTCTTCGACGCGCCCAGGAATTGTTGCGCAGCCGAGGTGACGGCACCGGCATCGCCGCCGGCCAGCGCCTGGTTGTACAGATCCTTTGCCAGCCGGTATTTCGACAGCGGGTCGAGATCGGACAGGTCGCCCAGCGCGATCTGGTTCTTGAAGGCATCGAACTGCGACCGCAGCGCCTGCACTGCCGCCACGTCCGTTTGCAGGGTCTGGAACAACGTCTGCCCCGCATTCTGGAAGTCCTTGAGATTCGGCACCAGGTTCAGCGCGACGGCGTCGCTCAGCTGGGACAACGCTTCCGCCGCGGAGGCGAATTTCCCGCCGACGGTCGTGCTGTCCACCGCCGATGGATCGACACCGAGCAGATCGGCCATCTGTCGGCCCGACGCATAGACCACGGCAGCCTGCGCCGCGATGTCGGCGATCTGCGTCGCGCTCATCGCGTACTTGTCTTCCCAGCGGCCCGAACCGCTGGTCTGTCCTTGGCTCCAGGTGAAGGGACCGACGCCGTTGAAGCCGGTGGTCGTGTCGTCCCAGCCGCGCCCGGACATGCCCGATACGCCGCGGCTGGTGAGGGTGAAGCCCACGCCGCCTTTGTCGGCGTTGTTGTGCGGATCCTCGCCGCCACCGCCGAACAGGCCGAGCGCCGAGCCGATGGCCAGCGCGCCGCCCACCCAGGGCAGCGCCGCGCCGATGGTCGAGCCCAGCGAGGTCAGCCCCAGCTCCGTCGCAACGCCGGTGCCGCCGGCGGCGTAGGCCGCCGAGGGGCCGACGAAGCTGGACACCGAGCTGAGGCCAAGCGCCTGGCCAATCGACGATCCGGCGAAGGCGCCGTAGAGCCCCGCTGCGCCGGCTGTGCCGTTGTATAGGCCGTAAAGCGAATTCGCCCCGCTCGCCAAGTCGAGCAGGCCGCCGGCACCGGTCACGCTGGCCGCACCCCCCCCTCCGACAAGACCACGAACCGCCCCCATGACCGGCGTAACGATGGCCTGGACACCGATCTTGAGCACGGCGGATTCCAACGAATGCTTGAGCGATTCAAAAAAATTCTGGCCGAACGACTTCCCCTTGTCGAATCCGCGCATCAGCGCGTCGGTGAGACTGCGCTCGATGTCGTCGGTGAAGCGCTTCCACTCCTTGTCCGCCTCGTCGACCGCGCGCTTGTTGGCGTCCAGGATTTCTTTCTGGGCGATCAGCGACTGAAGTTCCTTGCGCTTTGCGATTTCCGCTTCCAGGGCGGCCAATTGCGCCGGGGTCGAGGTGGCGTGGGCTTTTTCGAGCTCCAACCGCTCTTCCATCCGCGCAATGGTGTTGCCTTCGATGGCGGCCCTGGAAAGTCCGAAGGTCTCCACTTCCTCGCGCGCCTTGTCGATGGCCTCGTTGAGCGCCTTGGTCCGCTCATCCTCGGCCTTGCGGCCCGATTCGACATATTTCTGGTAGAGCTGGTCCGCCGCGCGAGCACGCTCAAGCAGGTCCAGCCGGTCGATTTCCGTCTGCGCGGCATCGCGGCGCGCTGATGCGCCGCGCCCGATCGCCTGGGTCAGCTTTGCCTCGTTTTCCGCGCGCAACTTCTGCGCTTCGGTCAGCGGACCGCCGTTGGCGATTTCCGCCTCATCGACCGCGATCTTCTCGCGGATCGTTTTCATCAGGGCATCGTAGGCCGCCTGGGATTTCTCGGCGGCCTTGCGCGCCTCTTCCTCAGCGGCCTTTCTCTTCTCGTAGGCCGCCTGCTCGACCTGAAGTTGCCGCTGCCGTTCTGCGCCCTGCTCCGCCTTGCGCTTCTCGTCGTCTTCAACGGCCCTCTGCTGCTCGCGCCGCCTGCCTTCTGCCGCCTTGGATTCGGCATCGATCGCCGACATGGATTTGGATCCGGCGCCGGGCCCAAAATACCTGTCCCACCAGCTTCCGAGGGCCTTGATGTCCTCGGCGAGGAGTCTAAATCTGGACGACGCATGCTCCTGGAATCCGGTGACCGTATCCTTGTAGAGCCCGGTATTACCAATGGTCTTCAGCAGATCGTCCCACGCTTTTCCCGCGTCTGCGGTAGCACCTGACAATCCCTTGTGCTCACCGCGCGCCGCGCCGCCCACGCTGGCCTGAAGCGCATCGAGCACGATCTTCTGCGCGTCTGCGTATTTCCCGGTCTTGGCCAGTTTGTCGACCAGATCGGCCTGTTGATCGCTGAGTGCCACCCCCGCTGCCCGCAGGGCGCGCATGCCGTTCCCCGGGCTCTCCAGTGCCCGCCCGACGGCCTGCGCAGCGGTAACCACATCGGTTCCCATGGCGGCGGCGAAATCGGCCGATAGGGCCAGTCCTCGCTGAAAAGTGTCTCCCTGCACATCGCGGAAGCGCAGCAGCGCGGCGGCCGCTTTCTTGAGCCCGTCGTCGTCGAAGTTGGTGGCGTGCGTCAGGCTCTCCACCAGGTCGTCGATTTCTGCCCGGGTCAACCCGGCGGCATGCTGGGTGGCAGCGAGCGCGTTGTTGAGCAGAGTGTTCGAGCGCTCCATGTCGAGCGCGGCGCGATTCACTTCCCGCGCAAACTCGACCACCTTTTCAATCGTGAAGGCGCCGCCCGCGGCGGCGGCGAGGGTCGTCAGTCCCTCCTTGAAAATGTCCATGCCCTTGCCGGCATGTTCCGCGGCCTCGCCGGTACGTCGCGTGCGGGTTCCGAGTTCGTCCAGCCGCTTGGAGAACTCGTTGATTTTGTCGATGGCCTGCTGGGTTTCTGCGGTAATCAGGACAGCGGTGGACATCTCAGAACGCCTTTCGTCCGAGAGAGGGGTAAATCCAACTCAAGCGCGTCAGCAGGCCATCCACGTCTTCAACCTCGTACAGGTCGGCAATGGCGAGGGCATCGCTGACCGTAGGTTCGACGCCCATGAGGTCCGCCACTTCCAGCGCCAGCCGGTTTCCGGCGCTGAGGTCGGGTCTCATGGCGTCCATCTGGCCTGGCTGGAGGGAACCGCCGCGAATCATTTCCGCTTCGCGGCGAACGAACTCCCGCCAGGCCGTCAGATTTTTTTTTCCGCGGCGCGAGCGTCCTTCTGCGCGTTGAACCGCTCCATGGCTTCGCTGAACACCTTGACCGCGGCGGCCATGTTGTCCTGATACCAAAGCGCGCCGAGCGCGGCAGAGTAGGTGTCGATGGGATCGCCGTCTATCGATGCGTTGTCTAGGCCTCGGGTCAGACGCACCGCCAGGTAATGGATGCCATCTGACGAATTGTCGAATCCCTTGGCACCGGCGGCTGACACATCGAGCTCCGACGGCGTGACGGCATGGATGACGACCCCTTCGTGGTCGACGGTGAAGGCGCGGGACGCTTCCATCCGCGCTCGGATGCGGGGGATGTCCATCATGCGGTGGTCTCCGTGTTGGTCAGGGTGAACTGGATGTCCGTGCCCGTCACGGAATCGTAGATTCCCTGGAATTTCAACGGCAGCACCACCCCTTTCTCGCTCTGGATTTTCGGTGTCGCATCGCCGATGTAACGGATGTTCGGCACCAGCACGTCGAAGCTGTTTGCGGCGTTGGTCAACGTCACCTGAAGCGACGAGGACGTTTCGTTGAGCCACTTGTTCATCACGGTGACCGAATCGAACATCAGCGTCACCTCCCCGGTGACTTCGCCCTTGGTTTCCATCAACGAGGCGATGTAACGGCTTCCCAAAGCCTCAACGGCATCGAGGTTGTTGGTGATCGACAGGTTCATGTTCAGAAAGGTTGCGACGCTTCCGCCTTCCTTGCACACGGCCTCCCATTCGGTAAAGGGCACGTGCGTCGTGGCCGTCGGCGTACCCAGCGACGTACCGCTGGGCGCTGACATCTGCTTGGCAATCACGTCGAGCGAGCCGGTGACCAGTCCGTTGTTCGGAATCGAAAGGTTCAGCGCGTTGATTTTCGATCCCGTAAACACGAAGTATTGCGCAAGGTCGACAAATCCTTTTTCGATGGACATACCGGCGGGCAGGGCACCACGCTTCATGGTATGCACATAGGGCCCGGCACCGGTAGTGACATTGGTCCCCAGCGCGTTTTTCAGGATCGTCCCCAGGCCGAGTGCGGCAACTTCGAGAGGAATTCCGCCTTTGACCTTGATGTTCCCGCCACGGACGATTTCGACCGAACGGTTGCTGTTGATGGCGTTCGACTTCAGAATTTCGATTTCCGCGCCCAAGCTTTCGCCGTAGCCGGCGGCCTTGAGCAGCTTCATCGACGGGCTCCCCGGAGTGGTCCCCCAGGTGGATTCCTGAACGAAACTGAATCGCGCGTTGGCGCCGGTGGCTTGTGCCATGGTTATTCTCCTTGCGTATCGGTATCGGCGCCGTCATGGACGGAAGGGGCCTGGGCCTCTTCGAATCCGTACTCCTTGACACGGTCATCGAGGAGGGCTTGCGCGGCGAGGTCATCGTCCATCGGGACGGCGGTCCCCTTTTTGAGGAACGTGTCGCCCAACCAGAGTTCGTCGGGGCCTCGCGTGTAACGGATGTATCGTGTCGTCATGCCACGGTCTCCAGATCGTTGATGGGGGTTCGATAGGTGTAGCGATAGGTGATCTGCCGGGAGACGCTGTCGCCGAGGTCGAACGCCCACTGGCCGCCCAGGCGTTGCAGCAGCGTCGCAAGTCCGCCCAGGCGCCGATCGGCGAACAGCGCGTCGTGGATCTGGACTTCGTAGGGATCGGCGGCGGCTTCCGGGCTGGAGGACTCGGAGACGAGAATGCTCACGATGATGTCGACGGTCGATTCCTGGATGCCGGCTGGCTGCGCCTGACTGTTGTCCGGACCGGATTCGACATTCACGGCCGGGGCGCGCTCGGCTTCCAAGGCCCGGTCGAGATTGCGGAATACCACCAATCCGGTGGCCGTCGCAATGACATCGGCGACGGCATCGGCGATGCGCAGGCGGATGGAACTCACGGAACCGGCCTCACGACATAGGCGATCAATGTGCCGTCGGCGGAGCAGTCGCCTTCTGCCCGTTCGCGCAACCTGAATGCAGTGGCGAAACCTTCCAGGCTCACCACTTCATCCTGCCCAATGCCGGGTGCATCGGCGGCGACAAACTGGATTCCCATCTCCGCGCCCCCCAGCAGAGGCAGCGTGGAGACGCTGCCCTTCATCAGCCGCGCTTCGAAGCTGCGCGCCGCGCCGCCAGCCGACGGCACCCAGGTCGCGGTGCGCAACAGGCCCGATGACTTGAACTCCGAAAAGATGTCGGCGGCGGCGATGCCCATGACGCACGACTCCGCATCAGGCCATCTTCGCCCGTTGCAGCATGCCGGGACGGGTGCAGATGAACAGCGGGTAGCTGTACGCCTCGATGTCGACGAACATGTTGCGGTCGTCGTCCGGCACGATCATCGGATACACCGGTAGCCCGAGCGTATTGACGAAGTCGAAGCTCTCGCCGGGCGACCAGGCGGCGACGAAGGCGCCGTTGCTGCGCTCGGGGAAGAATTTCGCCTTTGCTGCCGGAATGGCGATGGTGCTACCGTCGTCGGTTCCCCGGTAGTTTTCCCAGGTGATGCCGCCATACTGAAACGTCTCGTAGGCGACCCCTTCGCGCAAGTTGCGTGCTTCCTGGGTATTCAGGTAGGTCTGCCGGACTTCGCTGTGGGCGGTGAGGGCGTCCCAGAAATCGTCTCCGCACAGGGCGCGGACGCCGGTCTGGCCTGGAACCCAGGCACCTGACGAGGCCTTCATCATCTGCCGCACGACCTGACTGCACTTCGTGCGCACTGCGCCTGACGCCGGGGCGGCATTGGACAGGTCGAAATTGATTTCGGCAGCCTGCGTGATGCCGAACTCGTCGAACCAATTGTAGAGGGTCGATCCGTCCGCGTCGGTAACGACGCCCTGGGCGGCGCCCAGCATCATGTTTTCCCAGGTCATCTCGACGTTGCGCATGATCCCCGTCGGGCCATTCATGCGGCGTGCCACCTCGGCTTGAACCTGCATCAGTTCGGTTTCGCTGCCGAAGGCGCGAATGCCTTGCAGCTCCGACGCCATCAGCCGGTCGCCGTGGGCGATGCGCGAGGTCTTGAACGCGCGCGCCTTGCGCTTGTCCGCCGGGCGTTGGTCGACCGGTGCGCCGCGCGGCGAAGTCTGGATCACCTTCAGCACGCCGTTCAATTCCTCGACCCAGACAGCGTCGGTGCGCACCGGGTTGGGCATGAACAGATTGATCTGGCTCATGCGGGTCGGTTGGAACGGCTGCTTGTTGATCGCCGCGGCGAGGGACGTGGCGGAAAAGCAGTCGTTGTTGAAAATGTCGATGGTGGCCATGTCGGTTTCTCCTGTTCCGTGACGAGGGTTAGCGGGCGACGACGTTCTGCGTCGCCAGGTTCAGCAGCGCAACATCCTGCTGCGCGGCGGTGATCCCGGCAGGCCAGATCAGTTCCGCCTTGTTCACCTCGGCGTTGCGCTCGATGCCGACGGCCTTTTTGTCTCCGCTGGTCGCGTCGGTGTTGTCGAACAGAAGTCCTGCGGCAACTTCGCTGCCATCGACGGCAGACGGTGCGAGTGCGGTGACCTTTTTCGATCCCTGCGCGACGACGACGTGGAAGTAGTCGCCGACGACGAAGTCGCTGGACCCGTCGTTGATCGTGAAGTTGATCTGTTCGTCCGCGAAGGCGGTTCCCACCGTGGCATTGGGCAAGGCCGCTCCGTTCGGTGCAACGACCTTGAAGGTTCCGCCGTTGGTAGCGGCGGCCGTGCATTCCAGGCGATAGGTTCCGGTCTGGGTCTTTCGACCCATCGTGATGCCGCTGATCGTGCCGTTGCCGGTGCCCACGACGACCGGGGTACCGCCTGCAGTCACGGCAACCGTGAAGGTGTCGTTGACAGCGAAATCGGTGGAACCGTCGTTGAGGGTGAAGTCGAGGTGCGTCGATTTGTAGGGGACGCCGACAGTTGCGTCCGGCAACGCCTTTCCGTCAGGCGCAGTGACCGAGAAGGTGCCGGCGTTCGCGGCAATGGCGGTGCACTTGATGACGTAGTTTCCGGACTGCACGTTCGGTCCGGCCTTCAGCCCGGACAGGGTTCCGTTGCCGGTACCCACCACGGCCGGGATCGGCGCGGCGGCGAGCTGACGGCCGATGCGGCCATAAACGGTTCCGGCCTTCAGGTTCTGGCCGGAGGCGACGGTGACGATTTCGCGCGACAGATGGCCTTCGTTCTCCGAAACGATGAACTCTCCGGCATGCTGGCCTTCGGTAAGCGTGGTCATGATGATGTCTCCTGTTGATGAATGGGCGCGTTACGCGAGCGTTCCGCCGACCACGCGCAGGCCGGTCTTGGCGAAGGCGGCATCCCACGACTTGACGATGCTCTGAACGTCGGGAGCCCTGGCGGGATCTGCACCGAGGTCAGGGTTATCGACCTTGGCCATGCCGTCGAACAGCGGCCCCTTCGTGCTTGCGCCCATCGCCTCCTTCGGCGCGGCGTCGAGCATGGCCTTGGCGTCGTCGACGCTCATTGCGGTCGAGAACGCCAGGTGCTGGGCGAGCGCGGCACGGCCGGCAGCGGATTCGCTGCCGAGGATGGCTTGCACCCGCGCGCGTTCGGCGGAAACGCCTGATGCGGCCCCTTCCGCCTTCAGGCTGTCGGCCAGCGCCGGGTTGACAGAAGCGAGTTCGGCGGCGGTCAGGCCGGAAATCATTTCGGTGACAAGCGCCGGATGTTCGGCGCGCAGGGTCTTCAGGTCCATGGATTGGGCTCCTTGAGAAGTAGACGCGGAGGAAAGGCTGTGCAGGCGGGACGACCGGCGGGAGGCCAGTTCCGCGATGATCTGGTCGGTATGTCCAATGCGGCTGGCAAGTCCGGCCCTGACGGCTTTCGCACCGCGAAAGGTGGCGGCTTCCGTGGCACGGACGGCGGCGGGATCGAGCCCGGTGTGGCGGCTTACCGCGCCGACGAAAAGGTCATACAGGTCGTTGATCTCGGCCTGGAAATCGGCGCGCACCGCTTCTGGCAGCGCCTGATACGGATTGCCGTCCACCTTGTGGGCACCGGCATAGATGTGGGTGACGTTGATACCTTCGTTGGCCAGCGCACGGGAAAAATCCACATGCCGCATGACGACGCCGATGGATCCGGCGTATCCCGTTCCCGTGACCACGACTTCGTCTGCAGCGCTGCCGGCCAGGTAGGCAGCGGAGGCCATCAGTCCATCGGCGACCGAAACCATCGGCTTCTTTCCGCGCAGATCGAACAGACGTTGAGCAAATTCGAAGGCGCCTTGCGCTTCGCCGCCTGGGCTGTCGAAAACCTGAACCACGGCGTGCACGTCGGTGTTCTGCTGGGCATCCTCGACATCGGCGGCGATGTCGTTGTAGCCCAGCAGGAAGGATGAATCCGGTTCCATCCGGCTGCGATGCACGAGGGCGCCGTTGACGTTGATGACGGCGACGCCGTCCACCACCTTGTAGCCCCGGCTCTTCGCGCGTTCGCCCTTCTTGGTCGAAAACAGTTTCGGATCCAGGGTGGAGAGATCGAGATCGGAGTCCGCGTGCACGTCGACGGGAGTAGCACCGAGCAGGCGACTCCCCAGCCCGGCGATGATCGCATCCAGTTTCTGCGGATGGATCAGCAGCGGGACGTTGAACAGTCGGGCAGTGAGATGTGGATAGCGCATGACCCGTACTGTGCACGGCGAGGTGTCCCTGTTTTGAGCAAAAGACGGGACACCTGAAAAGACACGGGCCGCCAACAGGCGGCCCGGCATCGGGACTGCGCAACCTACTTTTCCGAGAGTGGCTTCGACGTCCGGATACGCAGAAGAATGTTGCCGATGACCAGGACTCCGCTCAATTGCCGGAACAGATCGGGGCCGAGGTAGGGCTGAAGCTGGGGCAGCGCATCCTGAACGACGGGAAGGGCGATCAGCGCCGTTCCGACCAGCCCGTTGAACCACATCGTCAGCGATTTCCGCGCCCCGGCCAGACCTTCCTTGAGTTTGGTATTGTCCATCGTCGTTCCTCAGTGCACCACCGCGCCGGTGTCCGCGGGCGTCGGCGTAGCAACGCCGAAGAAGTCCGCCCACACGGGGATGGCGATGCCGCCGCCCACGGTATAACCTCCCGCCGGCTTATAGGCGGCCGGCGAGGTCATCGATGAGGGCAGGCCTGCCCACTGCGGGCCGACGCCGCCCGTGCCCTTGGCCTGCGCGACGGTCGAATTGCCGTAGGTGCCGTTGGCTCCCACCACCGTTCCGGTCGAGCCGTTGACGATGACGTTGTAGGTACCGCTCGCCCAGTTGGGCGTGTAGAGCACGTTGTTCGCGGCCGTCACGTGGTCGGACGGGTCCTGGATGTCGAGCAGCCGGGTGGTCGAGGTCAGCGCCTTGCTGCTGTAGCAACTGTTGGCGTAGACCCAGAGGTAGTCGTTGGTGAACTGGCCGGTGCGAATTGTGGATGAGATGCACAGCAGTCCGTTACCGGACGACGCGCTCAGGTCCATGATGTTGTTGCGCAGCGTCGTGAGCTGCGAATGGATGTTGGCGGCGATGGTCGTGCCGTCCTGGGCATGCCACCAGTTGCGCTCGACGATCAGGTTGCGGTTGCGGGCCTCGTTGGTGTCATCCGGCGCCGTCGCCAGCGCATAGGTTGCACCCGGGCCGCCAATCAGCTCGTTGTCTGAAACCACGCCGTATTCCGACCAGGTCAGGCCGGGCAGGATCGTCCCCGATCCGCTCGGTACGCCAGCGGCATTGACGCCGCGCAGGGTGATGTTGCCCTTCGCGGCGAGGGGGCGAGCGAACGTCCCGTTGGAGACCACCATCTTGTTCCAGTACATCGAGCGGAAGTTGAATTCGGCGCCGTAGGCATTGTCGATGTACAGGCCCAGCCACGCGGCACGCGAAGCCGACCAGAATGCGCCGTTGATGCCACTCGACGCGGTGGACGTCTTGAACGTCGAATCGACGACGAAGACCTTGTCGTGGATCGCGTCGCCGGTCGCCAGGGTGGACCCCTGTACGCCGAAGCCGCCGCCGATATTGGCCGTGTCGACGCGCAGCACCAGCAGGTCTGACACCGGCCCGCGCGCATCGACGGCGTAGACCGAGGCAGTACCGGCGGCGCCGTTGCCGTCGATCTGGAGATCCATGATCCGCATGTCGGACTTGGTGCCGGCGCCCGACGTGCCGAGGGCCAGCGATGAGGTGCCCGAGGCGTAGTTGATCCTGGGCTTCGCGCCGGTTCCGTACATGCCCAGCGTCCAGGGGCCGGCGAGGGTGATGTTCACGGCACCCGACTCCGACCACGTGTCGTCGTGCTTGAGCAGCACGCGCTTGCCGGTGGCGAGATAGGCCGACAAGACGGTGTTGAAGACCGATTGATTGGCCACGGCGGCACCGGCCGGGCAGCCATCGGACCCGGCAACCGGCGTCGATGCAGCGGCGACGCACACGGTATTGGTGCCCGCGTAGGTCGTGGCGGGATCGCCGACGACGATGCTCAACGTCTTCGTCCGGGTGACGCTGCCGTACTTCGCGGTAAGCGCGACGGTGTAGGTTCCAGGGGTCTCGAACACATGCGCGGCCACCGGGCCTTTAGCGGCATTCTTTGAATTGCCGCCCAGGCCGGCGCCGCAGCGCCAGTAGGCCTCGCCGGCCACGACCGGCTGGCCGCAGGTTCCCGCAGCGGCCGAGACCGAGGCGTCGCCGAACGTCCACGTGTACTCGATCTCGTGGAACGGATAGGCCGTGGCCGCCGCGTAGGTGGTCGAGGTGGCGTCGAACATCACCGCCAGCGGCGCAACTCCGGACGTGCGCGAGGCGGCGACGATAGCCTGAAACGGATCGATCTTGGCGCGCAGCTTCGCGGCGTGCGCGTTACCGGCATCCAGGGCCAGGGCGAGCAGCGAGAGGATCAGCAGGCGCAGCCTCATGTGCCGTCCGAAATCTTTTCGAGCGTGACGCCGTGAATTGCGGCCGTTTCGGTGCCAAGTGCCTTGGTGATCGTGATCACGACGACGCTCGACGTGGACGTCTGGATCGCAGACGTGCCCGAGGCCACCGACCCCACCGAGCCGTTCGCGGTCAGGAACTGGCCGGAGGTTTCCTGCGAATTGGTGGCGTTCTGGTTCGATGTCACCAGAGTGAATATTGCCGAGGTCTGCGCGGCGGTGGTCATCGCCTGGTTCAGCAGTCCGGTGCAGGTGTCGACGCAGGAATACGTCGCGCCCTGGGCGCCGGCACCGGCGGTGGTCAGGTAGACTTTGACCGTCTTGCCATTCGTGCTGCCGGTGACCGAGACGTGGCCGCGCAGGCGAAGCATGTCGTTCGCAGTCAGCGCGCCGACCGCCTGGCTGAAGACGACGATCTCCGCCGTGCTGTTCGCGGTCGAGTAAGTCAGCGGCTGTTTGCCGACGAGCGTGACGCCCCCACTGCCGCCGGCGGACGCCGTGACGTTGCCGCTGCCATCGGTCGAGAGTCCGGTGGAGAGCGTGCACTCTTGCAGCGCCCCGCTGCCGGACGAATACCGGCAGGGAAATTTGTACTGGGCAGATCCTGTCAGGCCGGACGCGGTGATGGCACCGGGCGCGACGTAGTCCGTCCCCGCGACGGCGGCGGTCGGGGCGGCCCCACTGCCGCCGCCTTTGACCAGGCCGGTAATCTGTGTGTTGGCCAGCGTACCGTTACCGGACACGGCCGACCAGTAAGCGATGCCGTACAGCGTCGGCGTGACGATGTCGGCCAGGCCGCAGGAGATCGCGCCCGTGCCGGTATTGAGGGTGCAATCGCCGTTGAGGGCGGGGCTGGAGGGCCAGCCGGCGGCGCCGCTGTCCTGTCGCCAGTTTCCATCGGCATGGGCAACGGCGGCAGCGAGCGCCACCAGGGCGACAAGGCCACGAAGGTTGAAGGGACTCACGATCCGCTCGCCGTGCAGGTGACGGTGGCAGTCCCGCTGGCTGCTGAGGCGTAAACCGACAAGGTTCGAATGCCGGCCGTGTCGAGCAGGAAAGAGGCATTGCTTCCAGCGGCGGTGGCGGTCAGGTCGCCACTGGCCCAGCGCAAGATTCCCTTGGGGGTGGTGTAGTCTCCAGCGTTGCTGTAGAGGGTGTCTTCCGTTCCGTTGACCGGCGCCGCTTTGATGATAAAGGCATCAAGCGATTGCCCTGCCACGGCACACTGGACATGGACCGAGGAGAGACAAGCGACGTTGGCGGTGAACAGTTCCGTGTTTCCCGCCGCGGGAACGCTGGTGGCGACGGTGTCGACTTTTTCGAGGGGTCCGGAACGGGTGCAGCCGGCCCAGGCGGTAAGGCTGGCGAGGCCCAGCAACGCAACGACGATCAGACGTTTCATGGCAGTGAATCTCCTTGTCCGTTTTCCGGTGGCGGGGTCGCCGTTCCGGTGGGAGTCTCCTTGTCGGAGGGATAATCCTTGGCGCCGTGGTCGCCGATGGTGCCGAAGGCAACGCGGCGCCAGAGCGATCCTTCGGGAAGGCCCAGGGTCTTTTCGACTTCCATGGCGCGTTTAATTTCCGCACCCTGTTGCTCGATGTTTTCTTCCCAGTCGAACCCCTGTTCGGCGCATTCGCTTTCCAGGGTGGAGAGCAGATTGGTCCGGCGCGTGACAGCGGAATCGGCTTCCTTGGCAGGATCGACCCAGCCGCGGCCTGGGCCGACCCAGCGGCAGCGGCAGTAGGCGAGTTTGTTTTCGTAAAAATCGGGAGCGTCCACCAGTCCGAGGTTCACTGCTTCTTCGAGCCAGAGCGCGAAGACGGGGGTAGCCCAGTAAGCGGCCAGCCAGGCGCGGCGGCCGCGGAAGAATCGCCAGGCTTCGTTGAGCGCGGCGCGGGCGCTGGAATAGTTGCTGCGCGAAAAATCCTTGAGCAACAGTTCGTAGGGAATGTTGAGACCGGTGGCGATGTGCCGGAAGATGCTCGTTACGAAAGGATCGAAGGCATCCGAGGGGCGAGCGGGCGCAAAGCCGGATATCTTTTCCCCCAGGGCCAATGGAATGATCTGCCCGTCGTCCATTGTGATGGAGGAGGTTCCCCGTTGTGCGAGGGCTTCCTTGTAGCGATCGCGCATTTCTGGATCGTTGCTCAACAGGTCGAGGATGCCTTCCTGATTGAGCGAGGATTCGGTGAACAACGCGATCTTGGCGTTGACCACGGCGGCCTTGAGCTCGGCGTTGGTGAAGTCGCCCAGCACCTTGAACTGCCGCATGACGCTGGTGAGCGAGGGTTTCCCGCGCGATTGGCCACTGCGGGCCTTGTCGTGCACATGGATCACCCGGGCGCGGCCCCAGGATGTGACGGCAGGAACGTAGTCCCAACTGGCAAGGTCTTCAAGGGGAGCGAGCAATCCGTCGCTCGGATGCGCTTTGCGGATCCAGTAGCCAACCGGACCTCCCCAGCGGTCGATGACCTTTCCGCCGCGCAGGGTCGGTCCATCGGGTTGTTCCATCGGATTCGATAGCCGGGCGGGATCGATGACCTGAAGACGGGTCGCATAGCGCGCGCCTGGCTGCGGCAGCCAGAGAGGAAGGGCGAGACCGTCGCCCTCGGAAAATCCGTGGTTGAAGACCTGGGCGGTAAGCCCGTGGAAATTCAGTTCGCGCGCAGCATCGCAGTCGGTGGAGTCGGCCCAGGTGCTAAACAGCGCTTCGACCTGGGTGCTCCATTCTTCGGCCCAGACGCGATCGCGGCCAAGCAGGCGGTAATCGGGCCTGCTGCGCAGGACCAGTCCGGTGCCGACGATGTTGTCGAGCTGGGTCTGGCGCGCGCCTTCGGCGACGCCGTGGTTGCGCAGGAGGTCATTCGACCTGTCGGCAAGTGTGCCGCGTTCCGCCAGCAGGTCGCCGTCGGCGCTCTTGCCGCGCGGGCGCCAGCGACGCATGTCGGGATGGGTCTGGCTGGCTCCGGTGAATTGGGACTGGGCGCGAATCACGATCAGAGATCGACGACGAAGGCGCGACGCGGCGAGGCATCGCCGATGTCGCCGCCGACTGCGACCACGTCGCCGCGAAGCTGGGCGATGTAGGCGGCAAGTTCCGGGGCGGTGGCGCGGGTATAGGTCATTTGCATGTCGCCCATGCCGATCCGCTCGCGCAGCGAACCGGTCATCAACTTGTGATAGGCGGCTTCGGCTTCCGCTAGCCGCGCCTGTAAGGTTGCGAGGTCTGCCATGGCTCGCACTTTGGCCGCGCGGNNCCGCGCGGACTTCAAGAGTCGGTCATTGCCCGTCTCTGGCGGCAAGGATGCGCTCGATCTGGCTTTTGCTCAGATGCCATTTCCTCGCAAGCGCTCGGATCGATAGACCCCCGCCGCCCTGGTCTTTCGGCTTCCGGTCGTGCCGAATGGCCGCGTCCCGACTGGATTTCCGCTGGCCGTCGGTCTTGCGAATATAGGCGCGGTCTCCCTGAAATTCGGCGCGCAACTCGTTCTTGATCCGCTGGCGCAGATCGTTCATGACGCCGGCGGCGATCTGCACGATGGCACCGGAAGCGACTTCGAGGGCACGTTCGGTGAGACGCGAGACGAGATCGTCGTCGTCCAGCGGTGGGGCCGCGCGTTTCACATCCATGCGTCGCCGCCTCCTTCCCTTCGCGGCGTTGGGCGGGGCGGCGCAGCGACAGGCGGCGCGGCGGGTTCAGGATCTTGGACAGGACGGGGGGCGCGATCGGCGGCCGGGTCGGAGGACTGGCCGGCGGGTTCCAGAAGTCTGGCGAGGCGATCCCATTCGGCGTCGGTCATACGATCGATACGCAGGTTGGGATGATGGCCGGCAGCGTAGGCATAGACCCAGGTGTCCACGGGTTCGTTGCGCTTGCCTTTTTTCTTGACGTAGCGATTCTTCACAGGGTCGAAGTATTCGGCGGTCAGTCCGTCGAAGTAGTCGTCCGACAAGTCGACACTGAAGTGTCCGCGGCGAAGGGCCGGGTCGAGATCGGTATCGGCGGTGAGATCGCGGTACAGGCGATCCTTGGCGTGTTCGGTCCCGACTTCCCAGACTTCCGCACCCGACCGGATGGGCTTGCCGCGATGGTTGAATTCCTTTTTCTGCGGCCTGCGCGGCAGGACGCCTGACAAGCGATGAGCGCTGCCTTTGATGGCCATGACCAGGCAGCGTGGGATAATCAGTGGGGATCCGTCGTCGCTGACGATTTCTCCACTTCGGCCGCGCTGGGAAAAGGCCTTGACGTCTTCGGTGTAGTGTCCCCCGGTATCGACGGCGGCGGCTTCGATGCGGAGTTCGCGGCCGTAGGCGTTGACGAGCGGGGCATTGAGCAGGGAGGCAAGGTCGTTCCAGACGGCGTCGCGGCCCGGATCGCCGCGCAGTTCGACGTAGTCGAGCACCCACCACTGGCGGCGGCGACCCCAGCCGTAGAGCTTGACGGGCAAGCGATCGTCCTGGGTATCGACCCCGGCGGTGATGCGCAGACAACCGGGCGGGACGATGCGCAAGCGGTAGGGTTCGGCACGTTCGCGCAATCCCTTGGCTTCGACCTTCTTGCGCGAGAGGTCTTCCCATGGTTCGCCCAGGTAGGTGTTGATGAAGGCTTTGAGCTTCGCAACGTCATCTTGTGCGTCGAGCCATTTCTGGGCGATGACGGGCCATCGGTCTCCCATGCCGATCGGCGAGTAAAGGGCGCTGATGTGGTAGCCGCGAGCGCGGGGATCGCGCTCAGGATGTTCGGCAACCCATCGGGCGTTTCCACCGTAGCCGACCTCGGCGAGGAACTGCGGTTTGTCGTATTCCTCGATGATGCACCCGGTATGCTCACAGACATACCAGGCTTTGATGACGCGCTTGCGTTCTGCCGATCCTTCCGGAAGCGGCTGGGTCTTCCATTTGAGGTTCTTGAATTGCAGGGCTTGCAGTTCGCCGCAATGGGGACAGGAAATGTGATAACGGCGCTTGTCGCTTTTCTCGTAGCGCTCTTCGATGCGCGACTCGCCTTTGACCGTTGGAGTTGAGATGAGGAACAGTTTCCGGCGGCGCCCGTAGGTACGCTGCCGGTTTTCGATCAGGGTCAGGGGGTCGCCTTCTTTTCCGACTTCCCACTCGAAACCGTCCACTTCGTCGCAGAGAACGTATTTGACGGCGTCGGAACGCAGGCTGTTTGGGCTGTTGGCGCCGGCCTTGATGAGCGATCCGCCGGGAAACATGGTCAGGTCTTCGGCATTTCCGGCGCTGCGCTTTGGATCGCCGCCGAATTGATCGCGCAGGCAATCGGTTTCCTGAAGAAGGCGGTTGAAACGACGGACGTGGAAGCGCTTTCTCAGGTCAAGCGAGGGCATGACCATGAGCATCTCGGCCGGGGCGTGGTCCATGACGTAGCCGATCCAGTTAAGGCCAGCCTCCGTACCGGCGACCTGCGCGGATTTCATCAGATCGCATTCTTCGATCGGGGAGTCGACCGACAGGCAGTCCATGATCTCGCGCATGTAGGGAACGAAGTCGGTGCGCCAGGGTCCGGGGTTGGCGGTGCCGGTTTTCAGGATGCGCCTCGCGTCGGCCCATTGCGAGACGGTGAGGTGGCGTTGCGGGCGCAGACCATCGGCAGCCGCCTTGCGATGTTCTCCTGGAACGGCGGCGACGGCGGAAGCGACCTGGGCGAGCGCGCGATAGACGGCATCGCGGATGACGACGTATACGGCGGTTTCGTCCATCCCGGGTATCAGGGTGGCGAGCAGTTCCTTTTCCAGTGCACCCAAGTGGACGCTGAATTCTGAATGGAGTTGACGACCGTCGGCGAGGATGTCATCGCGCTTGACGATCTGAGCGCGCCGTTGACTGAGTTTCTCTTTCTCTATTTGCAGTTCGACCTGCTCCCTCGCCTGGCGTGCAGCAACAAGCGGCAGGGCTTCCAGGCGGGCATTCACCGCACGCGCCCCTTCGCCGCGCACCGCTGAACGACAGGAGCAAATGTCGTGCTCATCGAAAGAGTATCCCGCATTGGTGCGGCCCCCCGGGGTTTGTAGTGGAGTTAACCGACATCACCTGTCGGAGAATTTGAGTTGGGCGTCACGCTAAGAACCGCAATCGCCATGCTTGCCAATCGTGTATCACCGCTTCGCCGTACCTCCGCAACGAACGCGCGAAGCCGCTCAATTTCGTCAATCATGGCCTGCGTCAAATCACCTTCCCCACCCACAAGCCCGCGCAGTCTTCGCACTTCTGCTGCAAGTGCGGCAAGTGCCGCAGCATTCCCGCTTGGCGCTTCCGCTTCGGCGAGCCGCCACACATCAGTCCATTTCAGTGCTTCATCAATGTTCATTACTTTGCCTCCTGTGCCGCCCAACCCGGCGGTCAACGCGGACCTTCGGCAAGCTGCGCTTGCCTCGGCCCGTTACCTTGGTCGTTGGCAGGCAAAAGCATG